GAGGATTACGTACGGGATAACGTACCGCTTCCAGAGCAGTTTGCTTTTGTTAAACCTACCATTGACGCACTACTAACAAAGTCAGGGCGTAGGTATCCTGAGTTAGAGATGGCGCTGACAGAAGACCTAACACCTTGCGGGTTCAAGGCTCCTGAAGTTTGGGTACGTGGTGTGGCTGACTTGGTTATTGTTGATGATGACAACCTGACAGGTTGGATCGTGGACTACAAGACAGGCAATAACAAATATCCTGACGTTGGGCAGTTGGAGTTGATGTCGCTTATGTTGTTTGCTAACTTCCCACACCTACGACAAGTTAACTCTGCGCTTCTGTTTGTAGTAAAAGAAACCATGGTTAAGTACAAGATGGACATTGAGCAAGTCCCAGCAGCGTGGCAAAGGTATCGTGAACGTGTCGCTAGGTTGGTGGCATGCCATGATAACAATGTGTGGAATCCAAACCAGACCCCTTTATGCGGTTGGTGTCCGGTTAGTACTTGCGAATTTAACCGCAGACACTAGGAGAAAAGCATGGCAAGAGATTACAAAAAGGAATACAAACGTGATCGTGAACTTGGTAAAGACGGTCCTGACAGCGCTCAGAGCGAACGTCAACGAGCACGGCAACTCTACGACAAGCTAGGCATTGAGCGTAAAGGCAAAGACATTGATCACATTAAGCCACTACGCAAAGGCGGTACGTCAACCAAAGGCAACCTACGCTTACGTAGTAAGAAAGCCAATCAAGGAGACAACAAATGAATAGGTTAGAACCACAGGATCTTGCGAACCTGTGGTATTTAAAATTTGGTTACAAGTGGGTAAAAGGTTTTGAGTTAGATGCAGATTGGAAAAAGATAAGCAAGGAGTTGATGCGTAGCAACCTTGCAGATTACGACACAATGCTTATGGTAGATACAGAACAACTAACAGAAATAGTGAAGCTGAAAAAACATGCAAATAATTGAAAACAAAGCGCTTGTATTGCGTACACGCAATCCTGATAAGTACAGCGTCATACCAAAGAGTAAAGTAGTTAGTGAAGTAGACGGTGTGTTTGAGGTAGCAGTTAAGTGGGGTTTAGATGAAGTACGAGTGCTCAAGAATCTTGGCGTCAAGAATGTCCCATCGCCAATCACGGCACGATACGATTGGCCCGGGCGGTTCAAGCCTATGTCACATCAGATCGACACGGCTGCGTTCCTCACGCTGCACCGTCGTGCTTTCGTGTTCTCAGAACCGGGTACGGGCAAAACACTTTCGGCGTTATGGGCTGCTGATTATTTGATGCGGACTAAGCAGGTGCGTCGTTGCCTGATACTGTGCCCCATCTCAATCATGCACTCAGCATGGGTGCAAGACTTAAGTAACAGCATCATTCACCGCTCCGCTATCGTTGCTCACCACCAACAGGCAACACGGCGTATCGAGATGGTGCAAGGCGATTACGAATTCGTTATCACTAACTACGACGGTCTTAAGCTTATAGCCAACGAGATTAACAACGACGGACGATTTGATCTCGTCATTGCGGACGAAGCCAACGCTTATAAAAACGTTAGCACAGAACGCTGGAAGGCTTTGCAAAAGATTATCCGCCCCGACGTAATGCTGTGGATGATGACCGGAACGCCTGCGGCACAGTCACCGCTAGATGCGTACGGGCTAGCCAAACTTGTTAACGCTGAAAACGTACCAAGATTTTACACGGCTTGGCGCGACGCAACAATGAACAAGCTGACCATGTACAAATGGGTTCCAAAGTTCGATGCGCAACAGCAAGTTCACGCCGCACTACAACCAGCAATACGCTTCACAAAAGCACAATGCCTTGATCTACCGCCGGTTATAACGGAAACGCGGGATGTGCCGTTGACTCCTCAACAGAAGAAGTACTACAACATTCTTAAGGAACAGATGCTGGTTAAAGCGGCAGGGGAAACCATTACGGCAGTAAATGCCGCAGCCGAACTTAATAAGTTGTTACAGATAAGTGCCGGGGCTGCATACACAGACAATTCAGAGGTAGTAGAATTCGATTGCAAGCCAAGGCTGTCAGTGCTCATGGAAGCGCTGGAGGAGACGGATCGCAAGGTCTTAGTATTTGCCCCGTACCGACACAGCATCGACACGATCACAAGGTTTCTGCAACAGAATCAAATTGAATGCGCTGAGATTCATGGCGATGTATCACCATCAAAGCGCACCAGAATCTTCAAGCAGTTCCAAGAAGAAGCTAACCCCAGAGTTCTTGTAATACAGCCGCAGGCTGCAGCGCACGGCGTAACGCTTACTGCTGCCGACACTGTGGTCTTCTGGGGTCCGGTAATGTCTACTGAAACCTACATCCAATGTTGCGCACGCTCTGACCGTAAGGGACAGGACAGTGACAAGGTAACAGTTATCCACATACAGGGCAGCGAGATTGAGAAGAAGATGTTTAAACGATTAGCACAACGTGTTAAAGACAACAACATGCTGGTAAGTCTGTACGAAGAGTTGCTTGACACAAAGTAAAAACTTTGACAAAATTGTAAAAACTATAAGGAGCATATAAAAATGAATGATGAACAAATACCGTTAGACAAACTTATAAAGGTTTACCGCAAGATTCGTGATCGCATCAACGTGTTAACCCAAGAGTACGAAACAGAAGTTGAAGGACTTAAAGAACTGCAAGACGATATTGCCAAAGAGATGAAAGATATTCTGTTGTCTCTAGGGCAAAAAAGCGCTAACACAAAATTTGGAACAATTATTCTAGGTACTAAAACACGGTACACCACGAACGATTGGGACTCATTTAAGAAGTTTGTGTTGGAGCATGAAGTCGTGGAACTGCTTGAGCAACGCATCGCTCAACTAAACATGACTCAGTGGTTGAAAGAAAATCCGACTTTGATTCCACCCGGACTGGATCAAGCGACGGAGTACACAGTAACAGTCCGTAAACCAAGATAAGGAGATGTACATGAGTAATGTAGTCGCATTTAATGCCTCGCAAGTGCCAGATTTTGCGAAAAAGGGCGAGTTGTCAACGCTGGCTAAAACCCTAGCCGGTGGCGGTGGTGGGCAAACTGGTAAACGTATAAGCATCAAGGGCGGCGTGTTCCGCTTGATCTCTGATGGCAAAGAAGTAGCCGCCGTTGAGGATCGCTTCCTTGATGTGGTTATCGTAGCCGCTGCGGCAAAGATCAGCCGTACGTTCTACGGTGAGGCGTACAACCCTGATAACCCCGCTCCCCCGTCGTGCTGGTCTGCTGATGGTGAAAAGCCTGACGCATCTGCCAAAGAGCCACAGCATGTTAACTGCGCTGGCTGCCCCCAAAATATCAAAGGGTCTGGTAGTGGCGATTCTCGTGCTTGCCGCTTCTCACAACGCTTGGCTGTAGTGCTGGCTAACGACGTTAATGGCGATGTGTTGCAGTTAACGCTTCCTGCTACCAGCGTGTTCGGTAAGGAAGAAAACGACAACCGCCCGCTTCAGGCGTACGCACGGTGGCTGGCTGCACAAAATGTTGGCCCTGACATGGTTGTGACACGCATGAAGTTTGACACTAAGGCGCAGTCACCCAAGCTGTTCTTCAAACCACTTCGTTGGCTAGAAGATGAGGAGCATGAGGCATGCGTCGCAAAGGGTAAAACCCCTGAAGCCCAACGCGCTATTACCATGACGGTGGCACAGACTGACAAGGTAGCACCAAAGCCTATCGCTATTGAGGGTAAACCCCCTAAGTCCAAGGCAAAGGTTGAGGAAGCCGACGACGAAGTTGAGGAGCCAGAAGTCCGCAAGGAAAAAGAAGCACCTGCACCAAAGGCTAAAAGCAATCTAGCCGCCGCAGTTGCCAACTGGGACACAGACGATTAACCTAACGGACGGGGGAAAGCGGAACAAACGGATTCCAGCAGCGTTGGGATTCGGTTGTTGTACACACCGCAAGTACCCCCATGGATACCATGCCTTACTCACAAAAAATAATCGAAAAAATAAATGAAGCGCCAAAAGCTCTGGGAACAGAACTTGGGCGTTGGGCTGTTCGACGAGATATATCAATGCAACGAATAAGCCAGATCATTGGCGCCAGCCGTCAAACGGTCTACAACTGGTTCACCGGAACAACAGAAGTCACCGTTGCTTATCAAGAACGTGTTGCTAAAGTTATTGAGGTGCTAAGACAAACAAGCCAAACAGACGACGCATGGAGAATCTTATGTACGACATTCAACCACAAGCCTTAACAACAGAAGAACTTATAAGAATTGCAGAATCATGGCTTGACACAGGAGACAGTTTGCCGGTAGCAGCACAACGTGAACTTATCAAGCGTATTGAAAAACTGTTAGACCAACGCAGTAGTAAATAATCAAAGGGGGATTCATGCAACCGTTAGAGTTTCTAGCGGCGGTGCTACCTACTTCTGGTGTTTACTGCGCGGCTGAGTTTACGTCAAAGAAGAAAGAGCACGTCTTCGTCGATACTATCGACGAGTTATTAGTAGCAGCCAACAAGTTGTCGTCTGAAAAAAAGGACGCTTACTTTGGTCTGGCTGCGTTCAAAGAAAAAGGGAATCGCCTAGCCGACAACGCTCGTGCTATGAAGGCTTTGTTCCTAGACCTAGACATTGGGGAGAGTACAAGCACCAAGAAGAAGTACGACAGCAAAGATCAAGCCGCCGAAGACTTTAAGAACTTCATGGTCAAGACCGGCATGGGGCAGTTGGGCCAGCCGTTTATCATCAACTCTGGTGGTGGGTTTCACATCTACTGGCGGTTTGACGAAGAGATACCCATTACTGAGTGGAAGCCAATAGGGGAAAACTTCAAGCGGCTGTGCCATCAAGAAGGGTTGATCATCGACATGAACGTGCCTGCTGACGCGGCGCGTGTACTGCGTGTACCGGGTACTTTTAATTACAAGGAAGAAACACCACGCGAAGTTCAGATCCTCCAAGTTGGCGATACGTTCACTTCGTTCCAGTTGGATTCGTTCATCAAGTCCAAACTCAAGGCTCCTACCTACGAGAACACCCTAGCCAGTTTGCCGGGGAAGAAGCCCAAGGCTGCAGCTACCACTACGGCAGTTAAACTTTTTGAGAATAGCGAAACGCATTTTCAAGAGATCTTTAAAAGGACTAGGGCTGGCACAGGGTGCGGTCAGTTAGCACACTACCTTGACAACGCTGACGGTGATGGCATGGAGCCGATATGGCGGGGGTGGTTGTCGATCACCCAGAAGTGCGTAGACGGTGGCAAGTGGGCTATTCGCCTGTCCGAACTGCACCCCTATGACCCAGACCGAATGGCGCAGAAACTACGGGAGATTAAAGGTCCGTACCCCTGCCTGAAATTTGACTCTGAGAACCCCGGCATCTGCACAAACTGCCCCCATTTTGGCAAGATAACCAACCCCCTAGCGCTAGGGCGAAAAACAATAGTAGAAACAGAGGCCAAGGAGATTGAAATACAGGTCGCTCCAGCCGCTAACGAAGACGAGCCAGCCCCCACCATTACCTTTAAGCGTCCACCGGCACCACGGGGCTTCTCGTACGGTAAGAACGGGGCGATTTTTAAGGAATCCAAGACCGAAGATGCCGATGGCAACGAGATCAGCAAGCAGTCCATGGTGCTCCCGTTCGGCTTATTTGTAGTGAATTTACTTCAACTTGAGGGTATACACACCGTCCACATGATAGCCCTGCGCCCGGAAGGTCCAGCCGAAATCATGATGCCTCAGAAGGCTGTGGTGTCCAACGTAGAAACGGTCAAGTGCCTAGCTGAGCAGAACATCATCGCCAGTTACGGGGCAGGCAACGACGTAAACCTGTTTAACTACGTCCGGTCTTGCGTTGAAGAAGCGTCGCTGGCAAAGCAAGCGGTTGTTGTACCTGACCACTACGGCTGGCAAGAGGGCAACACCTTTGTGTTTAACGAGCGTATATATCGCCCCAACAAAGAACCCCTGCACGTTCCTATGCGCGGGTTGGTCAACATCAACAAGGCTTGTAGACCCACAGGATCGCTTGAAAACTGGCAGAGGATCGTCAGCATGCTGACCGCCAAGAAGCTTTACGAAGTGCTGGCGCTTGGGCTGGTAGGGTTTGGAGCGCCTTTAATGCGGTACTCGAACTACGCGGGCATCACCTTTCACCTTGGATCAACCGCAACCGGTACAGGGAAAACCCTTAGTTTGGAACTGGCTGGATCTGTTTGGGGTCACCCAAGTCGGTACAGGATTAGCAACTCCACATCAGATGTAGCCATGAAACAGCGTGCGGGTATGTTGTACAGCATGCCCTTGATCTCCGACGAGATCACATCTAAGAACCGCAACGACTTTGAGTGGGTAGCACAGTTTATTTTCGATATGTCTGAGGGTATCGGCAAGAGCCGCATGGAGTCAGGCGCAGACAAAGAACGAGAGAACAAGACTTACTGGCACACCATGGCGTTGCTGTCCTCGAATACGCACATCATGGACTACCTGACTGGGGCACGGAAGCACTCCTCAGAGGGCGAAACACGCAGGGTGCTGGAGCTTACGCTAGAAAAGAAACTGTCTTGGGAAACGCATGAGCTTGAAGCATTGGAGTTGCTCAAAGAAACCTACGGGGTGGCAGGGCACGTTTACGCCCAGTACCTTGTTGACCATGCCGATGAGTTGCCAGCGCTGTACAAGTCCGTACGCAAGAAAGTCAAGGCTGAGTTTGGCTTCATCGACGATGAGCGCTTTTGGATCGCAGGGTGTACTTGTTTAGTCATGGGTGGTTTACTTGCCTCCAAGGCTGGCAT